GCCGTTTACCATAGGCGCAGGTAATTCTAACTATTCCGCAGCTACAATTTCTAATTTAGCAAATGTTACTTTTGCTGACTTTCCTCAACTTCGTGGAGAAATTGGGACGACTAATATATTATTCCTTGAAACAACTAATGCAGGTACACTGACTGCTTTAACGAATTCTGATTTTGCAAATAATTCTGAAGTAATTATTTCATTTACCTACTTCGTTTAAAAAATAAAATTAAAAAAAATGATTGAAGAAGTAATCTACATCAGCGGATTCAACGTCAAGATTGACGGAACGATTGAAGTACGCAAGACCACCGATGTTGTAAAGGATGGCGCAGTTATCGCCTCATCTTATTGGCGCACGGTGCTTCAGGTAAACGACCCATCAGCCGATGAGGTATTGGGAGCAGAAGGCTACTACCGCCAACTTGCTGCTGATGCTTGGGCAATGATTCCAACGCCCGTAGTGGTTGAGGAGTTTGAATTACCCTCGTCAGGCGAACAAGAGTAAAATTAGCAGGTAATTACCTTTGATGGAACACCTACAAAACCGCTTGGATGCATTAAAGCAGCAAGAGGCGAATCTGCTAATGCAATTAGATGAGGTTCGTGTCTTGGTATCTGCATACGAGAACACCCTAAACAAAGATGACAAAGGAGTCGGCTGATAGCGTAATCACGTCTTGGTCTTTAACGGGAGCAGGACTCCTTGTCGGCTACGTTCATCAGGTATTAGGCTTGGCGGTGCTGATGGCATCGCTTGCCTATACTCTTTGGAAGTGGCGCAGGGACTACCTCAAAGAGAAGAATCGTGTTGATTGAGCGTATTTGGAAAGACCCAAAGACAACAGTATTAGGCCTGCTTATCGTAGGCCTTTGTTTTGTTTTGGTGTTTTATGAGAAGGCTACCCTCACGGAGGTATCTGCGTTCCTCATGGGGGCGTTTGCACTTATGTTTTTAAAAGATCCTAACGATGGCAAAGCAACAGGCGGTAAGTAAGTTCATCAGCAAGAGCAAGAAGCGAGGCAAGCATTCAAAGAGTGCAAGCAGCAACAAGCGGAGCAAGAACTACAAGAAGCCCTACGGAGGGCAAGGTCGTTAAGTCGGTTCAACAATTTTACTTAAGATTGTTAAGTAGGTTTATCAAAACCAATAACGAGCAAGATTTTAACAAAATCAAAACCAATGACCAAGAACTTTAGTCTTGCTGAACTGACCAAAACGAATACAGGCCTTCCTAACGCTTTACCGAAGCACTTGGAGGGAAACCTTCGTGCGCTTGCAGAAAACGTCTTACAACCTGCGAGAGATGCATTAGGAGCGATTGAGGTAACAAGTGCGTACCGAAGCCCCGAAGTTAATCGTAAAGTAGGGGGCGCATCAAAATCGCAGCACGTGCAGGCTCAAGCGGCCGACCTAAAGTTCTTTGGAGGGAATGATGTGTTATTTAAGTGGATTGCCCGCAACCTTGAGTACGATCAAATCATTTGGGAGTTCGGGACTGATGTTGAACCTGCGTGGGTTCACGTGAGTTATGTAGAGGGCAAGAACCGAAAACAAAAACTAAAGGCAGTAAAAGTCAATGGCAAAACCAAATACCTCCAATTTTGATGAATGGCTTAACCAACTTGAGGAAGCACCTCAACCGACCTGCAACATTGACAATCCTGATGGCTGCGATTCTTGCGGCAGTTAGCGGATGTCGTACTGCGCAACCTATCCTTCAGAGTGTGATTGTCAAGGACACGGTGATTGTCACCGAAACAAAGTACCTGTTGGACACATTGGAGGTGCTAAAGGACACGACCATCTACCAAGACAAGGTACGCCTTCAGCTCAAGTACATAGACCGAAAGGTCGTGGTTGAGGCTACGTGCTTGCCTGACACCATACGTGTCACCCAAACGAAGGTGCTGACCAAGCAAGAGCCAAAGCGCAAGGGATGGAACTTTGACCAACTTGTCTTTGGTTCGTTGGTTGCGCTGTTCATCATCTACCTATTCAAGCGGTGGGTGGACAAGTTGACCGAATAAGCCCGTAGAGGGCATTTATATGCATTCTAATACACTTTCTACCAAAAGTGGTATGGTTGTATGGTTTCGCATATAATAACGCAGCAGAAGCGAGATTCCTTTCTTTTTCTTTACTTGGTTTCTTTTTCTTTCAAGTTACTTGGTAAGTTAGTATACTTGTATACTTGACTCAAGTAAGTTAAGTAAGTTGTATAAAAAACAAAATAATCTTGACATACGCAAGTACCTATGCATAGATTATGCTAATTTATATTCATTCTAAATAGTGAGCGACTACATTTTTTTGTATTGGGATGATTTACCTTTGAGCAAACCATCAGACAATGAGCAAGACACCAACCTACTACATCGGAAAGCTGAAGCAGATAGAGGCGAAGGATGTGGTGCAGGACTTCCAACCCGACAACTACAATCTCGGGACTGCACTCACCTACCTGATGAGGGCAGGCAAGAAGCCTAACAACCCCATCACTCAAGACATCAAGAAGGCCATTGCGCATCTTGAGTTTGAATTAGAACGCCAAATCCACCTATCAGCACAAGATGAGCAACGAGCAACAAGCACAACAAGCGAAGTCAAATCAGTTGAGTATGCAGTACTATACTAACCCCGCCAAACGCAGAAAGATTGACTTCATCCTTGAGGAGTGTGCTTCGCTCTTTGCTAACTGCGATTCAACCTACGAGGCTCGCCAACAGGCGAAATACAAAGAGCAAGAGCTTCTCTCTGAGATAGCCAAACTTGACCTCCACTTCGCTATCCAATGTGGATACCTACAACAGGACAACTAAAGTCCTACCACGTGGTGGTGGGCAAAGTACCAAGCCTCAACGCCTTCTACGCATCCAAGCATTGGACAGTCCGTGCAAAGGCAAAGGACAAGCATTGCGCTGAAGTACTTGCTCAACTTGAGGAGTACGACTGCGTACCCATTCAGCACGTATACATCACCTGCAAGGTGAACTACCGATACGACATTGACAATTCCATTATGGCGGTGAAGTTTGCGCTTGACGCATTCCGCAAATGGGGTGGCGTAAAGGATGACTCAAGAGCCTACGTGCGTAAGCTGAAGATGGAACACGATCCTGAGATTCATCCCGATACCGCAGAAATTACCTTTCAAGGTTTGGTGGTTAACCAAAGTTGATTATATTTGTAGTGTCAAATTTAAAAACCAATCAAATGACACTCTCACTCTCTCAAGAAACCTACACCCAAGCTCTGCAAGTTCAGCAGGCGCAAATCAAAGCACTCCAAGAAAAAGTCTTAGAGCTTCAAGCAAAGGTTGAAGTATTGGAGCAGCAAGCAATTCTATTCATTTAAAACCAATCTAACAATGGCAAAAATCGTAAGCATCACCCCGAAAGGGCAATGGCAAGACCTGTTTAAGTTGGAACTCCGCTTTGATAACGGGGACTTCGGCACGGCCTTCGCCAAATCACCAACCCCATCTTATGCCGTAGGCGATGAGGTGGACTACACCAAAAACGAAAAAGGTACTATCAAGATCAACAAGCCCTTCACGGGTGTTGGATTTAGTGGAGGTAACGGAGGCAGCTTCGCCAATACTTCAAAAGTGTCAGGTGATGAACGCTCCGCCTCCATTATCCGCCAAGTAGCTTTAAAGGCTGCGGTGGAATACGCTTGTGCCGCAGGTCACGATGTCAATACCATCTTGGCTAACGCAGCAACATTCAATGAGTGGATGAACGGTAACCAATCAACCGCCACTCACCAAGAGCATTTTGCTTCACGCAACGAAAGTCCGTTCTGATTGGTTTCTTCGGACGTTGCGTAAGAGCCTCCTTCGGGAGGCTTTTTTATTTGACTTATGTTTGTATATTAGCATCACCAATCAGAATATGAAACATCCCGACTTACTACCAAACGAAGCCTCGCTTCCCTACCTTCAAAGGGCGTTAAAGGGCAAATACTTTGACACAGGCAAGCTCGGTGTCTACGAACTTGATGAATACATCCGCTTCAAGGATGGCGAGTTCATCGTAGTCACAGGACACGCTAACGTGGGCAAGACCCACACGCTGATGTACCTGATGCTTCTTCAGTCCTACAATATGGGTAAGAAGTGGTTGATCTACTCGGCAGAGAACGAGGTCGCATCGCTCAAGCGAAAGCTCATTGAGTTTATGGTGTGCAAACCCATTCAAGGAATTGATGAACTTACGATGCACCGCAAATTGGATTGGATAAACGAGTACTTCCAATTCATTGACGGCAACAGGCTATTCAATGCCTTTGACCTCATTGAGGTGATGGAATCCATTAGGAACGAATGGGACTACACAGGTGCGCTTATTGATCCGTACAACTCGCTCACCACCGACCAAAAGAAGTTGGGCAAAACAGGGATGCACGAATATCACTACGAGGTGGCAAGTGCCATTCGGGTGTATGCCCACAAGAACAATGTAACCACTATTGTAAACACCCACCCCGTTACGGAGGCAATGCGTAGGACTCACTACAAAGGCCATCCATACGAGGGTATGCCAATGCCTCCGATGACTTCGGATATTGAAGGAGGCGGCAAGTGGGGTAACCGTGCCGATGCGGTAGTCATCATCCACCGCTATTCGCAGCACGAAACGGATTGGATATACACCCACGTCCACGTGAGAAAAGTCAAGGAGATGGAAACGGGTGGAAGGGTAACGCCACTTGACACGCCCCTTGTTATGCAGTCAATGATTGGTAACGTAGGATTTAAGATGAATGGTCGTAATTTGTTGACGCAAAAGAAAGATGAGCCTGTTGAACTAATCAATCCCGATGATGTACCCTTCTGAAGAACTCCACGACCTCTACATCAGGGAGAAGCAACTTATGCTTTCGGGTACGGCTATATGGCTTGCCCATCAAGCAGCAGACAAGTCCAACGGCAGAGAGGTACAGGATGAACTCCTTGACCACGTGATGAACTGCCACAACGCAGACCAACTCTTGCAGCAGTTTATTGACTACCGATTGTTTGCC